TATTTGTTTTTCAGAATGAAATGGACAAGCTGTCTGCACCTATTACATTCTACACTGCTGATATCTCAGCTTATCCTGAACGATTCAATCAGTTTGAGTTAGATGAGCCTGTAGATTTGGAATTAGTCAAAGGACAGTATACATATAGTATCTATGAGTCAACTATCACACCTCCAACTATTGCTAACTCTACAGGGTTTGTGATTGAAGAGGGCAGGATGGTAGTATCAGGCCCAATAGTATCATCAATTTATGAGTAATTATGGCATTAAAAGATTTTTTTAAAACAGTAAAGCATGAAATAGTAGAGGGATATCAGTCATTCTCTACTCCATTCCTTAAGGTAGGAGGTGCTAACTTAACTCTCCCCTATGTAAATGGTAGGAATCAGACTAATGGCTATATACCATTTGGTCAGGATAACCTATTCCCTGAGCTACTCAATCAGATATTCTATTCTAGTCCATTACATGGCTCTATTGTAGGGTATAAAGTGAATGCAGCTGTAGGAGGTGGATTTAATATAGTAGCAGATAGACTTACTCCTCAAGATAGGCTAGAGCTATATACACTAGAGAGAAAATTAAACATAAGAAAAATAGTACCTGCTGTAACTCAGCAACTGATACTGCATAATAGAGTATATTTCAAGCTATGCTTTGATGATAAGATGAAGCTCACAAAGATAGTAAATCTATCACCTGAGAAACTTAGAGTAAACTTAGATAGAAAGAGATACTACATCTGTGATGATTGGTCATCTAGGATTGGAGTACAGGAGATAAGGAGATATACTCCTACCTGTAGAGACTATGAGCAACTATTTGTATATGAGGTAGAATGTATTGGACAGGATTACTATCCACTACCTCAGTACACCTCAGCTCTAAACTTTGCATTCTTATCAGGTGAACTTAGCTACTTTGCTAAAAGTAATATCCAAAATTCAGTATTTCCATCCTTTGCTATGATGTTCCCTAAAAGACCTCAGTCTGAGGAGGAGAAAAACATGATAAGAAATACTATTGATAGATTGAAAGGTGCTGCTAATGCAGGTAAAGCTGTAGCATTCTTTGCTAACTCACAAGACCAACTGCCAAAGATTGAGTCACTACCTACTAATGGTAATGATAGCCTATTTCAAGAGGCATCACAACTGAATACTGAGCAGATTTGTTTCTCTCACACTATAGATCCTATACTTATGGGAATCAGAACTACAGGCTCACTAGGAAATGGCTCAGATATTAAGCAGGCTTATGTCATATTTGAGAAAAATGTAGTAATGCCATTGAGAGACCAGGTAGCTGATATTTTTAATGAGCTTTTATTTATTGCTAAGATAGATGCAGATTTCACTATCAATAACTATCAGATAATTAATGAGGCAATAGTAGAGCTTGAGGGAGATACCTCTAAGACTAATGATGCACTTAATAGTCTATCTCCTTTGGTAGCTACTAAAGTACTTGAGACTATGACTGAGAATGAGATTAGAGCCTTAGCATCTTTGCCTCCTGTACCAGGTGGAGATAAGAGCAAAACACAAATCGCACAAACACCTATAATCTGATGCTATACTTTATAACAGAAACTTACTTAAAGAATAACACACCCATCACAGCTAATGTAGATGTAAACAATGTTACTCCTTACCTAGCTACTCAAGCTCAACTTAGAATCATGCCTATCTTAGGTACTACATTCTATAATGACTTGCTAACTAAGTACAATGCTCAAACATTAGATCCTGATGAAGAGACATTAGTCACATTCATACAGCCAATTATTGCATGGAGAGCAGCAGAGGATGCTGTATTTGGTCTATCTCTACAGCTAAAGAATAAAGGTCTACAGAGTCAGTTCGGAGATAACTCAGCATCTGTAGATAGAGGTACTATAGCATTCAGTATGGAACACTATGCACAAAAGGCTGCATTCTTTGAGCAGAGATTGATAAGATACCTACTTAAGAACAGAGCTTTATATCCAATATTTACAGGCACTACTAATAGAGATACTGATTTAAGACCTATGATAGATGGATGTGGATGTTATTCTAATGGCTTGCTAGAATGTACAGGCTTATGTGGAGGTGCAGGTAATAATGGCTATAACAATTCAATCTTAATACTATGAAGCACTCAGGAGTATTATCAATTATAGTATTCAGTTTAGGATACTTAACAGGCATATCATTAGTATTTGAGCCTGCTCTATATCTTAAGCTAACAGGAGCTAGTATAATAGGCTACCTAAGTTTTATTCTAGCATTACAAATGGAGGGAGAAGAATGAAAGCACAATTATCACTATTACTAATATCAATTCAATCAGAACTTTTGACACTTATCTCTATATGCTTTGCATTCTTTTTACCAATAAGTGGGATACTGCTAATGATAGGAGTATTAATATGCATTGATACTATTACAGGTATATGGAAAGCTAATAAGTTAGGGGAGAAAATAACTAGCAGAAAGCTGTCATCTATAATCAGCAAGCTAGCACTCTATGAGGTTACTGTGATTATGTTCTTTTTAATAGACAAATTCATACTCAATGATATCTTACTCACTTTTTTCAGTGTACCATTTATGCTCACAAAGGTAGTGGCATTAATTCTAGCTAGTATAGAAGTAATGAGTATTAATGAGAATTATAAGATAGTCAAAGGCATAGATTTATGGCAATCAATGAAGCTATTATTTGCTAGAGCTAAGGATATTAAGGAGGACCTAAACAAATTGAAATGACTAGATGGGAACTTACATCTAAATACGGTACTGCTAATGTAACAGGTGCAGGATATTTAGTAAAGATTAAGCTACCTTATCCAATGAGAATAGCTTGGGACTTAGACAGCTCAGTAAATACTATGATGTGTCACAAACTAGTAGCAGATAACTTTACTGCCGTATTCAATGAGCTATTATCTACCTATGGATACGAGAAGATTAAAGAGTTAGGCATTGATTTATTTGGTGGATGCTTCAACTATAGAAAGATGAGGGGAGGTACAGCACTATCCATGCACTCATGGGGGATAGCAATAGACTTAGATCCTGCTAGAAATCTACTTAAAGAATCAGCGAAAACTGCAAGATTTGCAAGACCTGAGTATAAGCCAATGATAGATATATTCTATAAGCATGGGTTTATATCTCTAGGCAGAGAAAAAAACTATGATTGGATGCACTTTGAGATAAAAGAATGATGAGATACTTAGCCATAATATTACTACTCAGCAGCTGCTCTGCACAATACCATCTGAACAAGGCAATTAAGAAAGGATATACCTGCTCAGAGACAGGTGATACTATCAGAATCACAACTTTAGATTCTATACCTGTTATCATTCATGACAGCATAGTATGGGAAAAATTCATCACTACTAAGGATACTATTATAAAGTATAATACAGTCTATGTACCTAAAACTAGACTAGAAAAAAAAATAGAATATAAACTTAAGGTAAAAACTATCTACAAAGATAGGATAGTTGAGAAAGCACAGGCTAAAGCCACAAGACCTAGAACTAGAGGCAATCTTAACCTGTTATTTGTAGGGGTAGGCATAGGCTTACTGCTATCTTATCTCTTTAAATTTGCTAGAGAGAGATATATGTTCTAAGTTTACACCATCTATGGTAAGAAAAAGACTGTTTTTTGACATTGAGACATCATTCAATGTTGGTATATTTTGGCGATCAGGATATAACCTCACAATCAATCCAGGTGACATCATTCATGAGAGAGCTATTATCTGCATCTGCTATAAATGGGAGTCAGAGGATGATGTACAATTCCTAACTTGGGATAAAAAGCAGTCTGATAAGGCAATGATTAAAGCATTCCTCAAAGTTATGGCTCAAGCTGATGAAATTGTGGCTCATAATGGGGATAGATTTGACCTCAAATGGTTGCGTACAAGAGCTGTATTACATGGACTTGATGTTATGCCCTCACCTAAGACTATAGATACTCTTAAATGGGCTAAAAGATACTTTAATTTTAATAGTAATAAACTAGACTATATAGCCAAGTATTTAGGAGTAGGTCAAAAGATGGATACAGGAGGACTAGATCTGTGGAAAGATATTGTATTTAAGAAAGATCAGCAGGCTATGAATAAGATGGTGGAGTATTGCAAAATGGATGTCACTGTACTAGAAGCTGTATTCAATAAACTTAATTCTTACACTACTCCATCTACTCATTATGCTGTAATGGAGGGAGATGAGAAGTATTGCTGTCCTGAATGTACAAACTATAATATCTATTATAATAAAAAGGTAGTAACTGCAGGAGGTACTATTCACCATTGGCTATTGTGTAAGGATTGCAGAAAGCACTATAAAATAAATAATAAAACTTACATAGAATTTTTGAAATTTAAATATAAACATTAACTTAGCACTTGTTTCCATGTTAAAGAAAGCAGTTGTAAGCTCCCCAGCACGCAGCTGCTTTTTTTATTTTACAGATAATGCTAAATATACTTTACAAATAACAATACTTTTGTAAGATATGCTTTACATAATAGGAATTAATCCGATTAATTAAGTAAAAATTACTCTCATTATGTGTTTAAGGGTACAATTTGCCCTTATCCTTATTTAGAATGAATATAAATTACACTTTTTTATTGCAGATATAAAACTTTATACTATCTTTGGCGTATAGTTATTAACAATTAAAACTTTTACACATGAAAACATTTAATCAAATCTTAGATTACTTAGAAGTACAACAGCAGGAGGATAAACTAAACACAAATCAACTGCATTTAATTATTCAGACTTTAACTACTTTTTTAGACAAAACTCAATTACAAGAAATTGAGAATTTATTTAACCAATTTAAAAAATAATACAATGAAGAAACTAATTAAATACTTTACTCCTGTAGGAGCTGAAGAGATAGCTATTGCTAAGGCATTTGTAATAGTAACATTTGTAACATTATCAATCTTATTTTTATTCACTTTTTTAAAATTTATATTATGAACTTTATAGACCTATACAAAAATGGAAATAATTATATTTCTAATTGGACTACTGACTATGATAGTGATGTATACATAGCAGGTACTATTGAGCCATTTACTTACAATGCATCAGAGACTGATGGAGAATATATGTCCCTGTTTCCTTTAAGTGATGCAAATCTTAACCTACTTAAATCTAAGCTATGAATAACATGATCACACTCTTTCAGCAATTAGATTGGTGGCAGAGACAGGATAGAGGTAGCTTTAACCTAGAGCTTTATATGCAAATCTGCAGAGCTAAATTACTCAGAGATGCTAAATGAGTTCACACAGCTAGCTAGAGAGGTCCAGGATACTATAGCTAATGGTGAATATACTCACCAAAAATACCTACAATTTAGAGAGTGGTACTTTCAGAACTATGAGGGCAGTAAGAGAAATGCTGTCAGAGATTTTAAGATGTTTGATTTAATGTATGGCTTAGATGTGCCAATTAAAAATAATGACAATGAAGATATATAAAGTAGTATTTAAGACCTTTGACTATTGGGGAGGTCCTATAAAGTTAGTGACTAGGATATTGGAGGCTTATGATGCTGATCATGTTAAGATGCTGATTCAGAAAAATGATGATCTAATAATGCTAATTGAAGAGGTATGAATGATATCATAAGAGAAAGGTATCCATTTGAGCCTACTAAAAAAATAGCAGATGACTTAGGACTTAGTGAGTCATCAGTATATAATAGAGCATTTGCTATGGGTATTAAGAAAGATCCTGTATATCTTCGGTCTACTCAATTCCCTGTAGGATATCTAGGTGGTAAAGCTACTCAATTTCAGAAAGGTAGTGTACCTGCTAATAAAGGACAAAAAATGTCCAAAGATGTGTATCAGAAAGTGGCTAAGACTATGTTTAAGAAAGGCACTGTCCCTCCTAATACTCAGCCTATAGGTACTATCCATCAGAGAAAAGATACAGGAGGTAAGATGTATCAGTATATTAAGATAGCAGATTGCGATTGGAGGCTATTGAATAGATATACATGGGAACAGCATAATGGACCAATACCTAAGGGGATGGTGGTAGTGTATAAGGATGGTAACTATATGAATAATGATATTGCTAATCTGCTAATGATTACTAAGAAAGAGAACATGGCTAGAAATACCATACAAAGATTACCTAAAGAATTACAACAGGTGATGAGATTAAAATGTAAACTAATAAATAAAATAAATAACAATGGCACACAACAAACTAAGTGATTTAAGAGATCACATCTTCATGGCTCTCGAGAGATTGAGTGATGAGACATTAACAACAGACCAGGTCAATGTGGAGGTGGATAAAGCTAAGGCAATATCTCAGCTTGCAGGAACTTTAATCCAATCTGCTAAGGTAGAGATAGATTTCATTAATGCTACAGGAGTATTAGAGTCACAATCAGAT